TCAATTTTACAGTCCTGCTATTTCGCCAGTATTTTTAAGTCTGAGCGGAATGTAAACAAACTCTACAGCCTTAACTGGTTCAATTGCAATATCTAAGTATAGTTCGTTACGATCTATACGTGCCGGAGTATTATTGCTTTCATCACATACAACTAAGAAGTCATATAGTGCTCTAGCACCTACTAGCTCTAAACATAAGCTCTCTGCTGCCTGTTTGATTTGATCACGTGTAATCTTATCATTAGGTTCAAAGATATATGGCTTAGCCAACTTGTTCAACTGACTACGTAAGTAAATTACTAGTCTTGCAACGTTGATTCTGTCTAGTGAACTTGCACCTCTTGCACGAGTCTTTTGACCGTAGTTAACAAGTCCTGCGCCGTTGATAAATGTAATTGGGTTTATGTTTGAAGTGTAAAGCGTATCACGCTGTCCTTCATTAAGTGCAACACTTACAAATTCGCCTTCAGCATCAATGTAACCAGTAGCAGTAGCATTAGTAATACCACCACGTCTTGTACCTGCTGGAGCAAACCATGGATAAGAAACTTGATCACTTAGTGCCATAGTTCTTAGCATCATGTGGCTTGGCGGAACAACTACGTTATTACCTGCGTTGTCACTTGTAAAGCCCCATGGATAAAAGATACCCATGTATTCGTCTCTACTTACTAAGCCGTCGTCGTTATCTTCAACTGCTAGTGCAACGTTTGTACCCCAATCGTTTAGTGCAGTTGCATTTGATGCTAGTCTTGCTGGTGAATCACCAACAATAAATGCACTTAGACCTCTGTCATAGTTTAGACTAATCATTTCACCAATTAGTTCTGGATAACCTGGAGTAGCCATTAAGTTAAACACTCTTGACTCATCATCTCTAATGTCATCGTTGCTATTAACTAGTGATTGTAGTTGCTGTACAACAACTTTACGCTGTGCATGTCTACCAAATGATCCGCTACCATCTTCTTGGTTAGCTGATTCAGTAACCCAACGATCTGTACCATATGCACTCATGCTTACATCACCCATTCTTGGGTTATCAGCAGTTGTATCAATGTAGTTACGTACAAATTTCTTAACATTAAATCCGCTTCTACGCATGTTCCATAGTAGCATACCTTGTGGGTATAGTGCTGGATCTGGAGCATCTGGATCTAAGAAGTCACTGGCAACTAGTTCTGCAATAGTTGCCTCGCCGTCGCCACCGTCTGTGTTCCAACGTGCATCTGCAAATAGGATACCGTCTTCTGTAGTTTGGTCTGACTTATCAATTAAATCCCACTGTGTAGTACCGCCGTTGTAGCGATAAATTGTTGGATAGTTTTCTAAGTCTGCTGTGCTTACCCAAATATCTTGGTCTGTTGGGCTGCTTGGTTCAGTTGCAGCAGTAGTAATACTTGCTGAAGCATGTAATGTGTTGTAGCCAACCCATGTAGTACCGTTGTGTACCATCATGTCAACTTCGTCAACAACTGAGCTGTACCATAGTGTACCATCTGCTGTAGTTGAAGTTGGAGCATCTGCTGATGCTGTAAATGTATCTAGTACTGACCAGTTTGAAATTACATCAACATCAATGCCAATATCTGCTAAGTCACCGCTTGTGTCAGTAATTTGAACATCACCGCCTTTAGTATGACTAATAGTAACTTTGTCATTAGCATCTACTGAAGCAACAACGTTAGCAAAACCTGCTGAGTTAATTTCGTCTGCTAGTGTTTCTGCGTCTGCTGCTGTACCTGCGCCTGTAAATGTAATTTGTCTTGAAGTTAGTGTAGTTGATCCTGCAACAGTTTCTGCTAGTGTAAAGTCAACACTATCACTGTCTAGTTGAGCAACTATTGCACTTGTTGTAATAGATGATGCGCCTGAAGCACTTCTTCTAAATACTTTAAACTCTGCTAATGGATCTGATGCTTCAGTCCAGTTAGATTGAACATAAAGATCACCAACAGCAAGATTTACGCCGCCGCCTGCTGAGTCTAGTGCTTTAAGTGCTGCTGGATTATCAGCATAAATTGGAGCACTTTGTAGATCCCATAGTTCAGTGTCTGCGTTCCAAGTTTTAACTCTCCAACGAGCGCCGCCGTTTGGTTCAGTAGTTTTAATCCAAACAGAACCTGTTGGGCGTGTATCGCTTCCTGAAGTTTTAAACTGTGGTACACTTGTATGTGGAGCAATCGCTAGTTTTGGAACTGCATAGTCACCAATAGTAATACCTAGTGTTCCTTCTAGATCGTTGTTTCCTGCTTTAACTTCAAAAGTTAATTCACTTGAACCGTCGTTAAAGATTGCTAGTTGATCGTCAACATTTGCTAAAGTTAAACCTGTGCCTGTTAGTACTGTATTACCGTTTGAAACAATAGCATCTAGTGTTGTTGATGCGCCACCATTTGCTAATGCTGTGATAGTGTAATCAGTGCCACCTACATCAATAAGGAATGTATCTGTATCTAACAAACCTGTTGTAACTGCTTCTGTACCTGTTACTGATGGAGTAGTTCCAACCCAGGCACTAGAACCAACTTTAACCCAGTTACCTAAATAGTTTTTATTGTATACTGTGTAGGTTGTGTCTTGTCCTGCAACAATAGCATAGTCACCAATTGCGCCTACTGATCCTTTTGGAGCTCCGCCTGTTAGCTTGTCAGCATCAGTAATAATTGTTGGTGTTTGAACTGCAAAGCTCTGTCCGCCTGTTGTAGTTGCTGCTGCACCATTCCATTCAAAGATACCAAATGCACTAGTACCTGTGTCTACCCAATAAGCACCATCATCTGGATCTCCTGCTGGAGCATCTGCTGATGCTTGTAGAGCACCTAAGTCTATGTCTGCTCTAACAACCCATGCTCTGTTGCTTACACCTAGTAGTGAGTAAGCAGCCTGCAAACCGTATTCATTAAGTTCGCCTGCATGAATTGGATTGTTGTTGTTATCTGTGTAAAAGATTGGATCGCCAAATGTCTCAGTTAAATCGCGCTGCGAAGTAAGTAAGTAAGGTTTACCTGCGTTTGCTGCGGTAGTACCCGGAGCAATACCTGTGCCAGCGCCATTAGTTTTGTTTTCGGCGGTGGCTACGAAAATCATTGGAACTGTACCTGGCTCCGCTGGAGTGTAGAAACTTTCGTCTACTACGGATACCTGTACGCCTGGTGATGTTAGTGCCATTATAAATCTCCTATAATAATG